GATAGAAGCATTGCCTCGTAGTCTCCACTATCCGCTAAGTAAGGGTTATCAAACAAACTAGCAGGTATAAACTTACGTTTAAATAAAGCTTCACCTTCTCTGCTATGTCCTTTAGGGTATTCTAATCTATTACCTGTTTCTATATCTGTAGCCCAGAAGGACTTATTAGGACTGGATGGATCAATAAACATCTTCTTAACCCATGAGTGACCGGGACCACCCGGATTTGTCGTTGCTCTCATGTACAAGCCTAAGTCTTTAGCTGAAGATCTTAAGCGACTACGCATGTAATTCCACGCAAAGGGAGTTCGCCATTGAGTAAGCTCATCAAATGCTACATAGTTAAACGCCTGTCCTTGGTAGCGCATAACGTCTGTCTCTTTATCCAAGTAAGACATCCAGAGCCTACCACCTTGAGGTGTAACCCACTGTTGTTTTCTCTCTGACCACTTAATGCCCGGAATAGCTTTAGGATATAAGTCTTGGCTCTTTTGGATAAGCTCACGTAATTCTTCTGTTGTGTGCCGTACAAGTAATCCACTAAATTCTTTATGGCCTAAATCTCGAAGAGGGTCTGCAAGTGTGGCATATGATTTTCCTCCTCCGGCTGCGCCCCCATATAGTACTTCACGTTCATTAGCTGATAGGTAATTAGTTTGCGGTCCGGGATTAGCTTTAAATACTACATCTTGAGCAAACTCTACATCAAAAGGCGCTGGGCTTACTTGTGCAGGTACAGTGTTCTTGGGCTTTTTCTTTTTAGTCTTCTTCGTAGGTGTAGTATCCGAGCCTTTCTTTTTCGAGGCTTTCGTACTGGTCAATCGTTTCTTGGAGCCAGATGGCAAGCTTGCGTTTAATTGTAGCAAGTTTTTTACGTTTTCGTTCGACATCTATACGTTTCTTTAATCCATCATGAGTTATTCTTCTGCCAGACTGAGTAGTTAACCAAGCAGACACTTCTCTGTAACTATATTGTTTTAGATGCTTCTTAGCAAGCTCTAAAAGCTCTAGTTCTTTAGGAATAGGTTTTAACCAAGAATCATCTTCTGAGTCTATCTCATATCCAAAAGGTACGGTACGCTTAGACAGTCTAGGTACACGTTCCCACCTCTTTATGTGAGAGGGCTTTGGTAGCATCCAATAGCCCAATTCTGTTTTCTGAAAGTTAGTCTTGCGTTTCATCGTCCTGTGAAGCATCCTTTGGTGGTAAGATGAATAATCCTCCACTGGCTGTAACAGCAACCTTTTCAGTTTTGACTAAGCCTGATCGGTCAAGTACCTGACCTGCAGCAAGCATACGTTCTTTAACTCCTAGCTGGGTAGGATCATCCAAAGCAGAGCCATAAGCGATAGCCGCTTTGGGGCCGAGCCTTGCCATATAACTTTTAGTTGCTTCAAATATTTCATCCTTTAAAGATTCTGTTATGGAACGTGTAGGAGTACCATCGCTATAGCCAGCAATACGCTTAGCCATAACGACATCACCAGCAGCCTCGTCAAAGAGTGCATCTATAAACTTCTGTTGGTTTTCTGTTAGCTGCTTAGCCATTAAGTCTCCTGTTAATATCGGAACGATTAATACCGATATCTCTTAATTCATAATCAGTCATATTACGTAAAATCCATTCATCGGCAGTACGTTGACGACTTGACACTATATACTTTATTAGTTTCTTAAACATATTATATCTCCGGTAATGTGGCTAATGATTTAACCTACTGGAGTATAGTTTTACTTATATAGTTATAACACACTAATGTTAATATTGCAACCCCGATATGATCAACACAACAGGGTTGCAAGTTTATTTATTTGTAATCGCCTTTTACTTTAAACTTCTTCTTGTGATCTGCTATTGTCTCTTCTTTTATACGAGTTGTATATAGCTTATCTTTGTATGTAAACGTAGCCTGTCTATTACTTCGATTTCGTTTAAATGCTTTACCAAAAGCTTCATCTTTAGATGGGCCTGTTGCTGGGATTGCTCCAACGTTATCACCCTTCTTAGCTTTAGTAGGCTTAGGTACAGAATCTTTGCCTTCTCTTGTTTTAACAGTTCTTGAACCTGTAGTAGAATCAGGTTTTTTATCCTTATCATTTAAAGCTAGTCCTACACCCAGTAAACCTAGTCCTGATCCGACAATAAGAGGATCTTTACCCACAGGCTTAGGTGCAACTTTAGTTCTAGGTGTTGCGTAGGGTAACAGCTGCTGGCGGTTTAGTTGTTTGTACATTCTAGGACTTAAATTAATATTATCACCCTTAGCTATACGAGCTATAAATTTCGCATTTTCAGCTTTTTGTTTTGGACTTAAACTAACGTTATCACCTTTTTTAGGTTTAGCTTTAACTCTAGGGCTTGCAGCAACGTTATCACCTTTTTTAGGTTTAGCTTTAACTCTAGGGCTTGCAGCAACGTTATCACCCTTTTTAGGTTTAGCTTTAACTCTAGGGCTTGCAGCAACGTTATCACCTTTTTTAGGTTTAGCTTTAACTCTAGGGCTTGCAGCAACGTTATCACCCTTCTTAACAGTCCTTGTACCTGCAGGTGCAGCAATAGGTTTAGCCGTACCTATACCTCTAGGGTTTCTAACTTTAGGCCCTCCAGACCTTCCAAACTGAGCTATGTTTTTAGCCGTAGCATTAACAATACCTTTTGTACCAGCTTTCTTTATCATATTGGCAGTAGCTCTTTTGGCACCTGCTTTAATTGCTTGTTTTAGTAAAGCCTGAGATGCAATTCTTACGAGTTGACCTCCTATAGCATACAATACGGGTACAAATAATACCATTTTATTTACGCCCCCCTTGTGTAGGCTTCATAGAAGCACCACAGTTTGCTTTTTGAACTGATCCACCCTGTCCATAGCCTGAAGTTTTCTTCTTAGCCATACCACCGTACATATATCCAGACTTCATATCTGAATCTTTCATAATACTACCATCAGGCATTTTATGAGTACCGGGTTTCTTCATCATACCACCCTTGTTCATCTTACCGATGCCATCAGCCGCATAAAAAGGAACTTTTTTACCGTTCTTTTCTACCATTTTCATTTTATTCATAGTCAATCCACCTTTTGATGCTCTAAACTTTGCAGTCTTCTCTGCAATTTTCTTTGGTTGTTTTACAAATTGTTTACCTGACGCTGTGCCTTTACGCTTAGCCGCAGTAGTAGACGCATATTCTGCGGAGCTTAAAGCTTCACGAGCTTTTTTAGGGAGATAACGTTCCCCTGTCTTGTTACTGGGCTTACCACTTTTAGTACCCCAATCTTCTTTAGTCCAATTTTTCAGAGACTTTTGAGCTTTAGAAAGAGCCATTACTTTTTAGCAACCTTCTTTGCGGTGGCAGATAAGTCTTTAAAATGAACTAGGTACTTACTTGTCTTTGAATGTTTTGCACCTGACATTAACTTACCTTTAGCATCCTTATGAGTTTTGCCTTTATATTCTTTACCATTTTTAAAATAGTGTTTCATTCCAACTGCCATTACTTTTTATAGCCTCCACCTGCCGCTTTATATTGTTTAGCTAACATCTGCGCTTTACGTGCAGACCATTGACCTGCATTACCGCCACTAGTTCCTGCTTTGATTTTGTTAAACAATCTCTTACGCATTGTTGGTTTAGTGTAGTTACCTGATGCATTGACAGCCATTCTATAATCCTTATCTTTCTATCTAGGTACAAAGTAGAACTCGGAGGAAGGGTTTTACGGCTTCCCCCGGCTCTGACGCCTGCCCGGTGTTAACAGCTACGGTAGCGAAATCCCATCTGCATAAACAACGTAACGAGATAGGGTCATGTGACCCTGTGGCGTAGTACTTTAACGTTAGTACCAGACGATTACCATTTTACTTTATCAGCCCAGTATGCGGCACTGAGTTTTCCTCTTTTTATATTCTTACCGTGTCTTGCTTTAAAGGATGCACGTTTCTTCTTCATCTTATCTGACTCACCCGCCTTTGGCTTACCTGCAGTAGATGCACCCTGCTCTCCAAATCTAATCATCTTAATAGTACTACCTTCTTTAGCTAGGACTACGTGTGACTTCTTTGGGTGCTTAGGGGTTCGCTTAGGTTTATTGTAACCTGAAAACTTTTCTCCTCGATACTCTACAGACATTATAAATACTTCTTTTGAGTTGGAGGATTAGAAGCACCTAAGTTTTTACCGTACTTCTTAGGGTTAGCTTTACGAGAAAAACTACGATTAGCTGTCTTAGATTTTACTGCTAAGTTTTTACGAGAGTTATCTGTAGGATTACCATTCTTATGGTCAACATCTTTACCGTCACCCTTACTAACTAAGCCTTCTTTTTGTAACTTATATCGAGCCGCTTTACGCATAGCATTATTCTTTAGCTCTTTTGGAGTTGATTGAAGCTGTCGCTCTCTCTTATAGTCTCTTTTATAGTTAGGTGAGCTAGGCATACGGTACTCCTATTTATCTATCATGTGTAAGGCTTGCTCTAGTGTCTCTTTGTTTCGTCTAGCCCAACCTCGACCAAACGTCTTGTATGTTTCAAGCCCTTCGTAGAAACCTTGACGCACAGAATACACATAGTCAATAATGTACTTAGGGTCTTTCTCCATAACACGACTTAGTGTCTGGGGGCCAATGGCTCCATCAGCAGTAGCACCTACCGCTCGTTGAATAGCTTTAGCTGGTCTACCTGACCCAGAGTTCACTGCCCAGTCAAAAGCACACCAATCTACACCAGAAGGTAAATCATCTCCTTGCACTCTATCCCAATAGTTCTTCTTATATATTGGAGCTACATCTTCTTCTGTTAAATCTCGCATTTCTTCTTCTGTTGAATTGCGTCCTATCCATTCGTCGTATACTCTCTTAGTTACACCAAGGTTAGTCATACCACCGGGATCTTTAGGGTGATTTACAAATCCTCCCTCGTGATCTAATAGCATATGTAGACATTCTTTAAAGTTACTTTTCATTATTTCTTCCCAAAGTATTTACTGACGCCACGCATACCGATGCTAGCACTTACAATTCCACCCAACGAGTACTGATACCAATCAGGCATAATCTCTAAGGCTACAAATCCTGCATGGACTATATCATTACCCCACTGTCCACAGAATGCGAGGATCAAAGGAATACTAAAGAGTAAAGTAATCCATTCATCCTTCCAGCTATTCTGTGTAGCCTTCATAGCTTCAATGTCCCAATCAATCTCACCTGTAGCGATCTTCATCTTTGTCTCAGCTTCAGCTTTCTTTACAACTGTCTTACCGTCAATGAATGCTGTAGCTAACCCAGCTACACTATTAATAATACCTAGCATTAAAAATCATCCTTTTTCTTGATGTTAGTAAAACCAAAGAATGCACCAACGATTGCACTAACACTAATAAAGTAGACACCAGCAATAGAAGTTAAACCACCAGTAGCTTCTGTAAGTCCAGCTATAGATGTAATTATAATAGTTAGAGGATAGATAAGCATCCCTACAAGAGCAAACCAAACCATCTTACGCTGCTGATCTCGTTTACTATCTTCGTCTTCTATTTGTCTACGCTTGTCGTCTAATAATAAAGCATCCCATTCAGTCTTTTCGATTGAACCACTTTTATCTTTATCTATTTCATCAAATGTAGTCATCTTCCCATTCTCTCTTACGTTTAGGGTCTAGTACATCTCGACCTGCTAGGTTGCCTTCAAGGTACATACATCTTTCAATACGATCTAAAGTCTCCCAGCTTCCTGAGTGTTGGTAGTAAGCTTCTCTTACGTAGAATACATCAGATCTCGGTATGTGTACTCTGCGTAGTCTACCTTCATTCTGATCGGCTAAAGCCTTATAAAATTCTTCTAGTACACGTTCACTAGAATACATTTTGGGTTTGGACATGACTAGTTATACCTTTGGGGAAGCTTGTGTCAACCACTAAAGTGGGACGACAATAAAAATCGTACCTCTAAAAAGGGTACTTAAAGGTTACTTAAAGTATACTTAAATACTATTATTATTAATAATACTAAAGATGTAGATGTTTAAGTATACCTTAATAATACTTTAAGTATATTATACCATACTTTTTAAATTAGTCAAGTGGACAAATAAGACATCTTTAAGTTTTCTTGTAGTTACTCTCTAAAGATACTTAAAGAATACTTAACTCCCCGGCTGCTGTCACAATTGCCTGTTAGAACCTCACAGAGCCTCACTGAGGTATGCTTGTGTGTCGTCAGGTTAAGATATACCTTGGGACTACTGGAGGGCTTCTGTGAGTCTCCTGTGAGTATTAACAGTATTATCTTTATAATCCAACACCACCATCAATATAATAAGAATAATAAAGTATTTCTGCAGGGTATCATAATACAGTCCTGGGTATACGGATTAGCGCAGATGTAGT